TTTAAGGATATTAATGAATAAACTTGCATTATTATTTGCTCTTATGTTAGTAGTTCCAGAGGTTCACTCTGCAGAGCCAACAACAAAGAAGGTTTGTAAAGAAACAAAAGACCCTAAGACTGGAAAGTCTAAAGAAGTTTGTAGAGAAATCAAAACCCATAAAAAGCTAGACGGTACTGCAGTACCAAAGAAGTAAGGATTTAGCGAATGCAAAAAACCCGTAGAGTGGCTCCTGCCAAAACTTCCCGTAAATCCCAAGTCACACAAATTGAGGACTACCAATCTAATGTTAAAATTATTAAGCCTCCAAGGCCATTTCACGTACAACCAAAGAATGATAAACAAGATAATTTACTTGCTGCAATTCGGCACTATCCTATTACTGTCACTATTGGTTGCGCTGGTACAGGTAAAACTTATTGCTCCTCTTCTATGGTAGCATCCCTGTTCTTAACAGGCAAGTATGATAAAATAATTTTAAGTAGAGCTAACGTAGCTACAGGAAAATCTCTAGGTCATTTCCCAGGAACCATTGCAGATAAGATGGCTCCTTGGTTAATGCCTATTACTAGTGTTTTAGAGAAGTCTTTCGGGTTAGGCTTCTATCAATACTTAGTAAACAAGGGTTCAATCGAGATCCAACCACTAGAAACTATTCGTGGTCGATCTTATGAAAATTCACTTGTCATTGTTGACGAGTGTCAGAATTTAACATTTGAAGAGTTAAAGGCGATTACAACACGTCTTGGTGAGAACTCTAAAATGGTCCTCTGTGGCGATCCTGCCCAGAGTGATATTAATAGCGGTAAGGACATACTTAAATTTGTCCACCTATGTAAAAAACATGACATTGACATTCCTATTATCGAGTTTGGTGTAGACGATATTGTTCGCTCAGACATCGTTGCTAGAATCGTTAGGATGCTTATGGAGGAGAAACTTTAAATGGCAAACCTAACAACGACCCCATCAAAGGCTAAGACAAAAAGCCTTGGGGATCCTAATGCTGCATACGAATCTATGCGGCCTCTCTGGGAACGAGCCAGAGCTGTTCTAAATGGACAGACACATGCACGAGCGTATGATGATGTAATCGATACTGCAAACTATAGTAACTTACTATTACCTTTCTCTCCTACAATGAGTCCACAACAGTACAACTTTTATCGTGCTGAGGGTGAACTTCCAGGACTAACAGCACAATATGCTAAAGTACTTGTAGGTGGCCTGTTACGTAAACAAGCCGCTATAGAACTACCAGATAACTTGTTTCCAGAAGGAACTGAAGATTGGATTCGTAATTCTTTTGGCTCTGATGGCACTTCACTGCATGGCTTCTTAGATGCCGCTATCTGGGAAGAGCTTCAATCGTCAAGAGCTTGGTGTTTAGTAGACTATCCTACAGTAGCTAACCCTGATGCACTTACAGTAGAGGAAGCTAAGGCTCTTTCTCCATATGTAATGCTCATCCAAGCAGAAAACATTATTAATTGGCGTAGAGGCCAAGACCGTAACACTAATAAACAGGTACTTACAAGTTTACTATTCCGTTACTATATGGAAGACTACACTAAAAATGAATTCCATCCAGACTACGTAGACACAGTTACTCACTACTACCTAGATGATTCAGGTTTACTTGTCGTAGACACTTATACACGAGATACTAATGAGTCTGTAAATGTTATTAATGGTAATGTTACATCTAAGTACCAAACAGACAATGCTAATGCGGCATGGGTAAAGACACGTACAGAAGTACCTTTAATGAATGGTGAGCGAATGAATTTCATTCCTGCCTATCCATTAAATGGTCAGATTGATCCTGTTGAGCCAATTCTACAATCATTAATTGATCGTGAGATTGCGCTATACAACAAGATTAGCCGTCGTAACCACTTACTCTATGGTGCTGCAACATACACTCCAGTAGTTATGTCAGATATGACTGATGAAGAGTTTGAGAACATTGTTGATGCTGGCTTAGGTTCATGGATTAAACTTCGTGCAGGAGACGACATTAAAGCCTTAGATACACCTACAGGTGCTCTAAAAGATATGGAAGCAAGTATTGCCGCTACTATTGAAGAGATGGCTCGTATGGGCATTCGTATGCTCTCTCCAGAAGGTTCTTCAGGTGAGTCAGGTGTAAGTCTAGAAATCCGTAATGCGGCTCAAACTGCTCAATTAGGTATGCTTAATACTCGCATTTCAGAAACAATGAGGCAGATCATTACAGTGATGCTTAAGTGGAAATATAACATTGAGATTCTTTCAACAGATATCAAGTTTACGCTTAGTGCTGACTTTAATCCTACACCAGTAGGCGCAGACTGGATGAGACTAGTTACAGAGTGGTACCAGCAAGGTATTATTCCACGTTCTACATTTATTTCTATTGCTAAATTCAATGATGTGCTCCCAGCTGAGTACAATGATGAGGATGGCGTAGCAGAAATTCAGAGTGATCCTCTAGTTGATACTAAGGCAATGAGCATAGACTCTTCTATCTCTGAGACTGATAACATGCGCCCTGATAATAACAGGGATGACAACAACGATAAACAAAACGTGTAATAGGGACATCCTTGATGTAGTTATTATGCGACATTAAGGAGTTCAAATGCCAACACCAATTAATACAGATCTCTATGATCGTATTATACAACATCTAGCTGATACAAGGCTATATGAGGCAGAGACATCAACAAATGTTTCAAGAGGAATCCGTAGACATCAAAAGAGACTTCGAGATTTACTTAAAACAAATTTGAGAGCAGACATTAAGCCTGAAGTTACAAGGGCTACTCGTGAATTGCATATGATTGTTAGTAATTCAGTTACTGACTATGCGGGAGCCTCTGTAAACTTTCATGCTAATAACTTAGACAGAAGTGCTGGTAGTTTCTTTAGAGTTCAACGGCCAAGAGCTAGTGAAGCTATACCTAATCTAATTGGTCCAAACATTAGTGCGTCTAAAACACTTAGACAACACTTTGATGCTATTGGTACAACCGAATTAGCTAGGATTGATGGAAAAATTAAGTCAGGATTAGCTGATGGTAAATCAACTAAACAAATCTTAGACGAAGTTATTCGAACTACTACACTTACTGAAGTACAAGCTAAAGTACTAGTTAGAACAGCTATTACTAATACTCAATCTACTGCAATAAACATTGTAATGAATCGTAATTCAGAGTTACTGATTGGCTACAGGTTTACTGCTGTTCTTGATAATCGAACATCACCTATTTGTGCGCACCATGATGGTGAAGTATATAAAATTGATGATTTAAGATTCAGACCTCCATTACATTGGAACTGCCGTAGTTCTATGATTCCTATACTAAAGAACAAAGAACAACTACTTAGATCTCTTGAAGAAACACAAGATAGTAGACTTAAAGCTAATAAATTAAAAGAAACAAACCCAGTATTACTTGATGGTAAACCACCTCCTGTAGAGACTTATAGTATTTGGCTTAAACGTCAACCTATGATGGTTCAAGTTAAACATTTAGGTAGCGAAGAAAAAGCTGGTTTGTTACAGAAGGGTGCCTTAGATGTAAAGGCATTTACTACTGCTAAAGGTAATCAACTTAGTATTGCAGCATTAAGAAAACTTGATAATGCAAGAACACTATGGTTTCCTACTAGACAAACTGCTGTATCTAAGGCTGAAGAAAACTTATTCCAATTAAATGTGGCTAGACCAAATGAATTGTTAAGAAATACAGAAGCTCAGAGGCAACTCAGAGAGATGTACATAGCTGACTCAGATAATGTGGCTCAGGCTATTTCCTTGACCGACTATAGGGGCACTACATTGGCAGGTAAACGATCTGTTAGGGTTCGTTCTAACAATGAGTTTGATGAACGTAATAATAGCTTTGACCCTTTTACTGGTGAACAAAGCTCTACATTACTCTATGATCCTGACTATATTACTTTACAGGAAAGACTTGACTTTGTTAAGAACTCAAAAGCTTTATCCCAAGACCAAAAGATTTGGGTTAGAGATTTTGTAGAGAGTCTTGATGAGTCACTCTCTGTTAATCAACAGACTGCTGTAGCTGAAAATCTTCGTGTTGTATTTGAGCGATACAACAATGACAAACAACCTTGGGTTAACTTCATGAACGTTGTTCGTGGAGAGATGCAGTATAGCGTAGTTAATACAAGTCGAATACTTGATCGTAGATCTAGAGCTAGGTCTCAACAGTTTGACTCTTATGGAGTTGCTGGTGAACCCGCTAAAATTCAAATCTTTGGAAGATACTATACATTTGATGAGATTACTAATAACACATTAACTAATCAAAGATACACAGATGCATGGAATGAAAAATTCGGCAGACCTTTAGCTCGTAGAATTCTATACACAGGTCGTACCCCATTATACACATGGTTTAAAGGTCCACTTACAAGAGACAATAAATCTTTTAGTAAAAGACTAGAAACCTTTGTTAGAGAAGATATTCCTGGTGGTGCATTATGGCTAGATAGAAATAAACCTAAAGAAGATTTAATCACTCAATTCATTCGAGCAAAGAATGAAGGTTGGAGAAAGATTTTAGATCTTGAGCTGTTATATCGTGGAAATAAACAAAGTTATACTCAACAGTTTATTGAGAGTAGAACAAACGATAAATTTGTTATTGATTCCTTATCAAGAGTACTAGGTGTTGTAGCAGATGGTAAATCTACTGACTATGATACACTAGCAATTAACATTGGTAAAGAATTAAGAAGCAACTGGAAGTATCCAGAATTTCCATTCTTTAAATCAACACTAAAAGACTATCATACAGATGGTTCAGAAATCTTAACTGCACTAAAAGACTCAGGTTATATTCGAGTGGTTAAGAGAGGTAAAACAAGGCGTTCAGTTGT